GTTTTAAAACAAATAATGTTAAGCGAACGAATACTGATTGACAACAAACCTGCGAAGATTAATACTAAAAGCACGGAGTTGTTTAAGAGTATTAACACGAAACAGATTAATTATAGTTTAGACTTTGAGTTTACATACGATGTTATTAATTCAGTAATCTGATGAAAAGGCAAGTAGCAATATTTATCGAAACGGCTTTAGCACAAACCGAATTAAATTTTACACGTTTAGAATTATTCAACGACGAGAAGATAACCGTAAGTTCTACTATTCAAAATATTTCAGACATAAGTAAAATCTTTACAGACTATTCGCAAGGGTTTACGATTCCGTGTTCACCTACAAACAACGCAATATTTCAGCACTTTTACCAAAACGATGTTGACGCAACTATTGACTATCAAAACCGATACAACGCTTATATAGAAGTTGACACAATTTTATTTAGACGTGGTAAAATTCAGCTCGAAAAGACGAACTTAAAAAACGGAAGTCCTGATAGTTATTCAGTAACTTTTTACGGAGCAGGAGTAAGTTTAAAAGACTTCTTTAACGAAGACAAATTAAGCCAATTAAATTATAGTACATTAGACCACGACTATACAAACCAACAAGTTTACAATAGGGTAACAATTGATAGTTCAGTAACCGATTACGATGTTCGTTACCCGTTAATAACTTCTAATAGAGTTTGGCAGTTTGATTCGAGTTTTCCTTTGCCTACTGCAAACGTTCCTAATTGGTATGATTACCCAACAAACAACGATAATAATTTAAACCACGTACACGGTGAAATAGTTTACACAGAGTTATTTCCTGCGGTTCGTGTTGCAAGTATTTTTGATTTAATTGAAAGTAAATATCAAATAACATTTAACGGTTTATTTTTACAAAGTGATTTATTTAGAAAAGCATTTTTACTTTACAAAAACAAGGAAAGTTACCACTACACAAACAACCCTGTAGAATTAGATTTTACTTCGTCAAGTGGAGCTTTAGCAAGTGCGTTTAACACAACAACAAATAGTTTTACACGAATAGAATTAGACACAACAGATACGGTTCAACATATTTTATATTACACCGTTGTTTCGTTAAGTACAAGTCCAAGTGATTACTTTATTGATATGTACAGAAATGGAGTTTATACAAATACACGAACAGGAACAACAACAGCTTCACCATTTCAATTTAGCGAAAACGTATTTGAAAACGAAATTATAACTTTTAAAATACGAAGTTATTACGCAATAACAATTGGAATAAATTTTACTTATCAAAGAAGGGAAGGTACTCCACCGTCAACAGTTACTACATCAACAGGAACAGCAGTTACAACGGCAACAACAACTTCGTTTACTGATTTAGCAGGTTTAGCTCCAGACTTAAAAGTTAGTGACTTTATAACAGGAATATGCAAAGAGTTTAATTTAACAGTTTACTCAAACACGAAGAACGTATTTACTTTTGACCCAATACAATATTGGTATTCTAAAGGCGCAGTCGTTGACATAACAGAATACACCGATATTACAAGCATTGAAATTGAACGAATGAAACTTTATAAGTCTATTGAGTTTAAATATCAAGATAGCGAATGTATGTTAAATAAATTCTTTTTAGAGAGTCCATTAAACGCAGATGCTCACGGCTACGGAAACACGAAAATAGGTTGGAACTACGACGGTGGCGAATACAAAATTGAAAGTCCATTTGAGAATTTACTACACAATAATTTTGGTAACAATTTACAAGTAGGTTATTGCCTAAACAAAGAGTTAGCTCCGTATATTCCGAAACCTGTTTTGTTGTATATGAATGAACTTGCAACTTTAACAGGTAGTGACAAAATACATTGGAACGGACAAGTAAGCATAGCGGACTATGTTCCATTTGGACAAGATAGCAACATACTATTTGAAACAGGTTTATTTGCTTTAAGCTTAAACTTCGGTGAAGAAATTTCAAGTTTTTATTTAGTAAACAACCCAAACACGATATACGCTTTATATTATAGAGATTATTTAGTTAACCTATACAACCCAAAAAACCGACTTGTAAAAGTTAAAACAATACTTCCTGTTTCTTTACTTACACAACTTCAGTTAAACGATAGGTTAATTATTAGAGACAAACGTTATATGATTAACGAAATGCAAAGCGACTTAACTACAGGCGATGTATCATTCACGTTAATTAGTGACTTTGCACAAGTAAAGCCAATTAAATTAGTTGACACACCAACAGGAACAGGAAACACTTTACGTTTTGCAATCTTATTTACAAACGGAGCAACACAAGTTAGAGTTGGAAAAAGCGCAAACGCAAGCAACGTTACTTTGTCAAGCGTATTATTTACAGCAGAAGGTTATTTAGACGTAACCGTTCCAATAAATGTAGCACGAGTAATTACAATAACTTTAGACACAGACTATCTTAACGGAAACACGGACACAAACTATATTATAATAAACCAAGTATGATAAACAAAATAATAGAAATGCTTTTATTAAGTGATTTTTACGGAGAAAGTGAAAACATCGACATAGCAAAAGGTAAATATAAATTTACTACTTCCATAAAAGAACAATGGAAACAAGCACAACGCAAAAGGTTAATAGAAAAAAAACTAAAGAATAATGGCTGAAAAAAAAGTAATTGAATTAGAAGTAAAAGAAAATTTAGGCAACTTAAGGCAACAACTTAAACAAGCACAAATTGAAGTTCAAACTTTAGCTGATAAGTTTGGTGCAACTTCAGACCAAGCAAGGGAAGCAGCAAAGAGAGCAGCCGAATTAAAAGATAGGATTGGAGACGCAAAAGCGTTAACTGATTCATTTAACCCTGACGCAAAGTTTAAAGGTTTAGGGCAAGCACTTACAGGAGTAGCAGGTGGTTTTGCAGCCGTTCAAGGTGCAATGGCTTTAGTTGGTAATCAAAGCGAAGAAGTAGAAAAAACTTTATTAAAAGTTCAAAGCGCAATGGCTTTAGCTGCAGGAATTGACCAATTAACTGAAGCAAAAGACGCATTTGTAAATTTAGGTAAAACTGGTGTTAAAGCATTTGAATCAATAAAAGCAGCAATAGGTGGAACAGGAATTGGACTACTTGTTGTTGCATTAGGTGTTATTTATGCGTATTGGGAAGACATAAGTAAAGCTGTTGGGTTTTCAACTAAAGAAACTGAAAAATATGCAAAGCAACAAAAGTTAATTGGTGAACAAGCAAAAAAACAATCTGAAGAAATAGCAAAGGAAAGTGGGGCTTTTGCTACATTAATTTCAAGGTTAAAAGCAACTAATCAAAACAGCAAAGAACGTGAAGAATTAATAAAAAAAATAAATACACAATACGGAACAACTTTAAAAAACATAAAAGACGAGAGAAATTTTCAAGAACAATTAAACACTGAACTTGCGTCTTATTTAGAATATCAAAAGGCAAAATATTCCTTACAAAAAAATGAAGATTTAATTGTAAAGAATTTAGAAAAGCAAGATGAAATTAACAGAAAATTAAAAGAAAGCCAAAAGAATTTAAACAAAGCTATTGAAGAAGGAGCAGGATTAAAGAGAAAAGGCAAAATGGATGTTGAAGACAAATTTGTTCAAGATATTTTAGTTAATGAACAAGCGACAAAAATTGCCGAAACTGAAAGAGAAAATATTAAAAAATTAATAAAAGAACAAGAAAAAGCCGAACAAAGATTTGAATCCTATGGTGAAGCTGCGCAAAAGGCATCGGTAAAAGTTGGTATATTAACAAACGAAGGAACAAAATATGTTGAGCAAGTATTAGATAAACCTGATGAAAAACCAAAAGCAATAAAAGCGTTTGAAGAAAAATTACATTTAGATACAATTAAACTTGAAAATTTAAAAATTACAACAGGTAAGGAAACAGAAATAATAAAAGATGCTTCAAGCGAACAATTTAGAATATTAAGAGAAGCTGCGGAAAAGGAAAATTTGTTATTACAACAAAAAGCAAATCAAGCAGAAAAAATATTAAGGCTATCAAATAGTTTTGCAGTCAAAATGACTTTAGAAGGACTTTCTATTATTTCAGATGCTACTGAATTATTTGGTAAAAAGGGAGAAAAACAAGCACGTAACGCATTTAAAATACAAAAGGCAGCTAACATTGCATCGGCAACAATACAAACGTATCAATCGGCTGCAGGTGCTTATGCTTCGCAGTTTTTACCTTTACCTGACCCAAGTTCACCTGTTCGTGGTGGAATAGCAGCAGGAATTGCAGTAGCAAGTGGTTTAGTTAGAGTTGGTAAAATTGCTTCACAAAAATTTGAAGGTGGTGGAAGTACAGCAGGCGGTGGCGGTGGTGGTGGCGGTGCAACAGTACCAACAATGAGCGCACCACAATTTAACGTAGTCGGACAAAGTGGCGTTAATCAACTTGCGAGTTTAAATCAACAACCAATACAAGCGTACGTAGTTTCAGGACAAGTAACTTCACAACAGGCGTTAGATAGAAACAGGTTAGCAAACGCAACTTTAGGCGGTTAGAAAATACAACAAACAAACAATAATTTAATTAAATAGATATGCGAATAGTTGAATTAATAATTGACGAAAAAGACGAAACAAGCGGAATAGACGCAGTTTCAGTAGTGGAAAGTCCTGCAATTGAAAGCGACTTTATAGCACTAAAAAAACACGAAATAGAGTTAAAAGAAGTAGATGCTGAAAAGCGTATATTAATGGGTGCAGCTTTAATACCTAACAAACAAATTTACCGCAAGAACGACAAGAACGAAGAATACTATATTTACTTTAGTGAAGCAACTGTAAGAAAAGCAAGTGAATTGTTTTTTATGAACAGCAACCAGAACAACGCAACTTTAGAACATAAACAAAAGTTAGACGGAATGTCGGTTGTCGAAAGTTGGATTACAGAAGGAAAAAACGACAAAAGCACGAACTACGGTTTTAACTTTCCAAAAGGTACTTGGGTTATTTCTATGAAAGTAAACAACGATGAAATTTGGAACAAAGTTAAACTTGGAGAAGTAAAAGGATTTTCTATTGAAGGTTATTTTGCGGACAAATACGAAATGAGTTTAATTAACGAAGACGATTTATTAATTACAGAAATAAAGAATTTAATTTTAAGCGAAGAAAAAACGAATTTAGAAACATACAACGACTATCCGGAACAAGCAAAAGAAAACGCAAGAATAGCTTTAAGGTATGCAGAAGAAAACGGTTGGGGTGATTGCCTTGAAGCAACAGGAAAAGCAAGAGCGAACCAATTAGCAAACGGCGAAAACATAAGTGAAGAAACTATTTCACGGATGGCTTCCTTTGAACGTCAAAGACAAAATTCACAAAGAGAACTTGGAGACGGTTGCGGACGTTTAATGTGGTTAGCTTGGGGTGGTGACGCAGGGGTTGAATGGGCAAGTAGAAAACTTAAACAAATAAGAAAAGAAGAACTTGCAGAAGGACAAACACACTACACAATAGACGGAAAAATTTACGAAGGCGAAACACACAAAGACGCAAACGGCAATTTAATGACAGGCAAAGTACACACAGAAGATAGCAAATTTTTATATCACGCAATATAAATGGCGAAGCAAACTAACGTTAAAATTCATCTTAAAAAACCGAAAGTTAAACGTGCAGGAGTACACGCAAAAACACGAAATAGTAAATTAAAGTCAAGTAAAAATTATACCAAAACTTATACACGACAAGGACGTTAAGTATAAAAAACAAGTAAAACACGAAATGCGATTTAATACGGTTTTAATGCGATTTAACGAACTTTAACTTTATATTAAGGTGTAATACCTTTTTTAAGAGAACTGCGTTCTTGAATACAGTCGTGGGTTACAGAAGCACTAAAAAAATACAAACAATGAGTAAAAAAATAACAAAACAAGTAGCACAAGCGAAAACAAGTCCAAAAGGCGGTCAACGTGGTTGCCTATGTAAAGACGGAAAAACGTACTCTGCAAAGTGTTGTGACGGTAGTTTACAAGCACAAGGAATAGGCGCAATCTAATTTGAAAATACAACAAATAATAAACAATTAAATTATACATATATGAACACACTACAAACTATTTACAACAAGTTATCCGACAAAACGGAGTTAGCAAAACACGAAGTTGAGTTAGGATTAATTGACGATTATAAATCATTATTTTCAAAAGCAACAAATGCTTATGAAATAGCGGATAATCAAATAAAAGAATTTAAAAACAATTCAAAAAATATTATTGGTTTATTTGATAGTGCAAAAGAAAGATTTACTTCATTAAATATATCTTATCAAGTTATTGAGAAAACATCAAAGGATTTAGGTGTACAATTACCAAACGAAATTATTAGTAATCATAAAACTACATTAGATTATTTTAAAAAAATAGATGGAGCAATAAAACTTTTAAATTCAATTAAATAAACAAACAAAACACGAAATATGAAAACAAGCGTAATTAATCAAATTAAAACACTTTTAGGAATGGAAGTGAAATTGGAAACAATGAAGTTAATGGACGGAATAACAATTTTTGAAGCAGACGCTTTTGAAATGGACAAAGAAGTTTTTATTATAACTGAAGACGAACAAAAAATACCTGTTCCAATCGGAGAATATGAATTAGAAGACGGACGTATTTTAGTTGTTGAAGTTGAAGGAATTATTTTAGAAATAAAAGAAGTTGCAACTGAAGAAGAAGTTGTTGAAGAAGAAGCTCCAGAAGTAGAAGCGGGTTACAAAGAAGACGAAGAAAAAATGGAAGCAACACCAAGCGCAAAAAAGACAATTGAAAGCGTAGTTAAAGAAACGTTCTTTGCAGAAATAGAAAAATTAACACAAGAAAATATAGAGTTAAAAGCACAATTAGAAAAGTTGTCTAAAGTTGACGAAGTTACAAACGAAGTAACCGAACTTTCAGACATCACGCCAATTTCATTTAACCCTGAAAACACGAATGAAG